TGCCCTCAAACGTGCGTGTAATGCCTCGAGTGTCGGCGGTGGGTGTTGGCGAGTAGCGCTGCATGAAAGCGTCGTAGCAGACCTTGTAGGGCCTGTAGGTGTCAACGCTAGACGTGGGGGTCAATGTGATGCCGTCGGCTTTAGCGGCGTTAAGCATGTGCTTATAGCTGCGTACCGCGCTGGTGTGCAGTTTTCCGCCTGGTACCGCGCCCAACAGTTCGTCTGGTAACTGGCCGTTTTTTTGGTTTAGTAAGTCGGCTGGCATTCTAATTTTCTGTGTCGGATACATCTTTTTCCTTTGGCTTATCGCGCAAACCATTGCTGGCTAATAGTGAACTGAGCGCGCCGGATACAAATAGCACCATCGGTTTTAGAATGTCCCAAGCGGCAGCGTCGTTCGGTGCTTGACCACCATCAGGGCCTAAAGGCTGTGTCACAAATAGCAGGCCATAAAGCAAAGTAAAGATGCAACCCACGAATGCCGCGCATAATGCTAGCCCGACAATAAAAATGAGTCGCGCCTTAATTTCTTCATTGGATAGTCGAGGGCGAATTATTGGCATTTGGCTGCGTTCCTCATGTGCGCGGTGTCAACGGTGATGCTGCCCAGGGCTTTGTTTTTTGTGCGTACTTCTAGGCAAACCCCGCGGGTCCGGTCTCCGCAAGCGGTGAGGATTGCGCCAAACAAAAGCGCCACAAAAGTTATACGGTAAATCATATTTTAATAATGTAACTTAATACAACGGTCGGCTGGGTGTTTGAGTGAGCCGCACCGCCGCCAGTATTTTGAGTATCGGTCATACTTGCGCCGGTGTCTTTCTGAATGCGATAAAGAGCCGAAGCATCAGCTCCAACAGAAGTAGCAGCAGAGTTTGAGCGCTGGATAGTGTGCGAGTGCGCCGGTATCATTGTCGTATCTAATGTTACTGTTTGCGCTCCTCCTGTAGCCCCAAGCGTGTTGCTGGCACTGAGCACGGTAGAAGTCAAACGACCAGCTGCGGTGCCGCCCATATTGTCTAATCCTGCTACTGCTCGACCGCGCAAGTCTGGCAAGTTGAATGTAGTAGTACCGTCGCCGGCACCGTATGTTGTACCGCAAACGACGTATAAATCTGCGTAAGTAGTACGACTTACTGCTTGGCCGTAACAAAGCAAAAAGTTTGTTGGCGCTGTAGAACCTGCAAACGGCAAAACCGAACCCGTTGGGCAAAGTAGTGCGCTAATGACATTCATTTGGGCGGCCGTAAGTACTTGACCGGCTGTAAAAGTTGGTGCGGTTGGCATGTCAGTATCCTAACTTGTTGTTATCAAGGGTGCCGTAAGTTGTGTTATCAAGTAAAAGGTAGTTATTTAGGTCTTGTGCGCTGAGATAAAAAGTAGCCGTGGCTTGTCCTGGCGTGCCAGACCATGTGCCGCCCTCAATAACACATTTGTATGTGGTGCCTCTAAATAGCACTGTTACTTGTGTCCCTAAATAGCCTTGGCCGTATCGTGGTACGTCGCCTGATTGCGCGTTTAAGCTGCAAGTAATGGAAAATATGCGTAGTGCTTGCGTTTGGTATGTGGATAACAAATAATTTGCGTAGTCCGTGGCTTGGAGTGTTGACGCATTTAGCGTGTTAACCATATAAGTGCGATATGGGGCGGTTCCTGTTTGTACCGTTGTAGTCGGGTAAGACTCTGGGTCGACGGTAACTTGTGTGTACCAGTTGTCGGCAAGGCTCGAGAAACTTATTTGGTTATATGAGTGGTTGTCTGCGTTGTTTAATGTGTCGGAAAAGTTGCCAAAGGTTGCAGGTATTTTATAAAAAGCGTTGACTGGACTTATTGATGTGCCTATGTCAATTAGTTTGCCGTTCATGGTTAAAACGACGCGGTTTACCCAATCGCCCCAGGTGCCACTTATGGTTGTAGCGGGGAATAATTGACTTTCACCAAACTGTGAGTTTGTTGTTACAGATAAACCAGACTGAGTGCTTGCGTTAGCTGTTTGTACGCCCAATGTATCGGCCGCCATTGCATAGTCTCCGCCTTGGACGCGCCCAAATGCAGCGAAAGCGCCCTCGCATACAAGTGTTACGTAGTCAGCGTTACCAACACTAGAAACATACGGTATGCCGTAATCTACGTTTACGTCAGCAATACGACCCACCCATAGTTGGCTGTAACTGTCTGTTGTTCCAAGGCGGCCGGATATTCTCACCCAGGTACCAGTTACCCACAAGGCGTTAGGCGTTGCGTAGCCGTTTGGGTATCGTAAGGTAATTGAAGCAGTATCAGCGTTGTATTGGTCTAAAGGCGCGTGACGGCCATAGTTGAAAAATACTTCTTGTACGTTTGTAGCAGTGTTGTCGGTGACGGTTGCATAAGTCGAGCCGTATTGCACTTGGAACTGGTACAAAGCCATTAGTAGATATTGCTTACCTTGATGGGGATAGAACCGTTTTGACGCATGTAGGTGCGTAGCGCGCTTACTACTGCGTTGGGGTCGCCACCGTTTACGTTGATAGTTACGTTTGCAGCTGATACGCCACCAGTGTTGTAGCGCGACATGTCGGCATTGGTGCTGGTATTGATACTTCCAAGAATTGGGCCGAAAGGGTCTGTCATTTCGGCTGGGCGGCCGGCAAATACGTTGCCAAGGCTTGTATCTAATTGTTGACCGATAGCTGCCACGCTGCCAATGTTTGTAGTGAACTTGAGTAGAAACTCTGTGTTGGAAATAACGCTGTTAACGCCGTCAACTATGGCTTGTGCCTGGTCTACGCCTGACTTGTACCATTTATCTGCCGTCAATTTGGCGATACGGTCTGCGGCTGCGTTGATGGTTGTAGAGATACCAAGTAGCCGGTCTATTGAGGCTTTACCGCCGGCAAGCAAACCTTTAATTATTTCAAGTCCTACGTCTGCGCCACTGGCAAGAATGGACTGCAATAGTGCTGGGTCGTCCAAACCAGCCGCTATAAGTTGCTCAATACCGGTAGCAAGTTGAGCAGCTTTAGATGCTTGGTCGTCAAGTACACCAAAGAATGACTTTGCGCCTTCGCTGTCGGCTGCCGTAGTCCATGCGTCACCAACATTGAATATGCCGCGCACTACGTCGGCGGTGGCGTTGTAAAAATTGTTGTAAATGTCCGTTGCGTCTGTTAACTGTTTGTTTGCTTTTGCTAAAGCTGGGCTGAACTTGTCTTTAACTGCCTGTACAGCGTTGTCAAGCGCTGCCGCATAGTTATCGGCCAATGCTTTTGCCGCCTCTTTTGCTGCTGCGGCTTGTTCTTTAAGTTTGGCGGTATGAGCAGCCGTTTTAGCTTTTGCTTTTTCGTTGGCGATGCCGGCATCGGTGGCTGCTTTGCTGGCTGCTTCTTCGGCTGCCGCAAGTTTGTCTAAGCGTTCTTGGGCAAGTACTGGTGCCATATCTAGGGCATATTTGCGAAACTCGCTCAGGTTGCGCGAAGCTACTGGGCCCATGACAGAAACAAGGTTTAACGCTTTTAACATTTCTTTCATGGAGAACGCCGTAGCGTCTAGCTGTTTAGCGAAATCTGTACCAATAGTATTTTTAAGTTCCGTTATACGAAAGTTTGTTTTACCCCACGACACGTCGTTAGAGAACTCTTTAAGGCCGTTGGCTACTCGGGTGAATATGTTGCGCGTATGTACCAGCGCGTTATACAGCCGTCCTTGTGCGGTGACGTGACCGTCTGTTGCTGTTGTTGTTTTTACAAAACTGTCTTTAATTGAACTAAGAACTCCGCCTAAACCTTTAGCGCTGTAAGCGTCTACAAGTTTGGTAACGCTTTTTAATAAAGAGTCAACGATGGGCAAAACTTTGTAGCCGACTGTTTCAACAAACTCGTTGAAACGTATCTTTATGTTTTTCAACCGGCCGTCAAATGTATTCATGTTTGCGGCTGCCGCGCCACCAAATTGGTCCGTTAACTGTTTTTGTACAGCTGCAAAATCTTTGGTTTTAATAATGTTGGCATCAAGCGGGATACCCAATTTTTTAAGAGATGTAAAATTGCCGTCATATGCTTTGCCAATAGCGGTGCTAACTGCCGTTAAATCTTTTCCGGTTGCGACTGACGCGTCTACAGAAAGCGTTAAAAGGTCTTGTGCTTTTTTAGCGTTGCCGGTGTATCTCACCAAGCCAGCCAACGCCGGCCTTAACTGCTCATCGGTCACGTTTGTGGCTAGTTGCGTTTTGTCGACAAACGCGGCCATACTTGAGACCATCTCATCGTTAGCGCCAAGGGTGCGTTTTAACTGTTGGGCTAAAAGGTTGCTGCTCTTTTCATCTTCCGCAGCTGCTTTTGCTGCTAAACCGAGACCGCCAGAGACAGCGGTAATTGCGCCAAGTGCCGGCACCATAGCTTGTTTAAGTAAAAAACCTGACTTAGCGCCAAAGCCTTGCAAGCTGTGAAACTCTTTTTTGGCTGCGTCAAAACCCTTGGTATTCAGGCTCGAAATAATTGGAATGTTGATAGCCATTAGCGCGTCCTAGTTGTCACAAGATTACGGTTAACGATAGTCATTACGCGTTCAACTATCTTGGTTACTTCGTCCTCGACAGCGGGCAGTACGCTTATGGCTGCTGGTTCCATAGCGCGTGGGGCTTTTGCTGGGCCAACATGTTCGCCGTGGGCTAAAAGGTTTGTCACAAACTGGCTACCACCATGAATGCCTGTATGGTCCCAGATTGCGCCGGCAGCGTCCCGTTGCTGTAGAACCAATAACTGGTATTGCGTCGCCTTAAAATCGGCTGTACGGCCGTTAGAAAAGGTTACAGTGCGTGCGCGCTGGCCTTGTTTGCCGACCACGGTGCGAATACCAGCAAGAACACGGTCACGAGACCAACCAGTACCATCGCGGCCTTTAATAATATTGCCGCGCCGCATACCCGATAACGGGTCTTTGGTCGGAATAAAAGCGCGTGCAGCTGTCACAAGTCGAGTTCCCGCGCCAGCCTGAATGTCTTTAGTTATCTGCCGGCGCAACGTCCGGTCAACTTTGTTTATTTCAGCCAAAGCCTCCCGAATGCCATAAACCTGATAACTAGCGCTGGTGGGCATTTTCTGTGCGCTGCCTTTCAAGAATGTTTATGACGGTGGCTAAGTCTGGTAACTCAAAGTCTACACTTGGCGGCCACCAGCCTGTGTGCAATAGCAGTTCTGCTAGTTGTCGCCGGACGGTGCCGGCTCCGTAAAACTTTGTGGCTCGCTGTCGACAACTTCTAGTATTTCAATGTCGTTAATGAACTGGTCAAGTGTGCCTGGCACAATGATGCCGGCTCGGGCTGATGCGTCGTATGCCATGAAAGCTAAATCTTCCATGCCTACGCCTGCGCCGAGGTCGCTGGCAC